ATTGGGTGCTTTAGGGGATGCATTGCTGCTGACTGGTGTGGGTGCGCCCATTGGTGCTTCTATGAAAATGGTTTCCAATATGGGAAGGGCTGGTAAAGCATTGAGGTCACAAGCGTCTAGGGTTACAGATGACATCTTAAAAAGACAAGAGCCATTAACATTTAAGAGTAAAGTTAATATTCAGGGAAAAGATTACGACACATCAAGTGATTTCTTAAAAATTATTTCTCCAAAAAAATTAGATGTAAATAAATCTCAGATCGGATATTCATCTGAGGTTCTTAAAAATTATGCTAAAAAAAATCCAAAGATAGCTGGTGTTACAGAAGAGACAGCTTCTAAGTATGGTTCTGAATATATTTACTTACAAAAAGATGTTGGTTTAGGTTTTGATAAGCCTGCAACCATAGGAATAAGAATTTCTGATCATGCTCCAACAGGCAAATATGCAGGCGGAGCAGGAACCAAAAGATTTAAAGACGCTGAAGTTAAAATAAATATCGGACCAAAAGGTCAGGTAAATAGCGCAGGGGAATATTTTGATTCAAGAACTTTGAATGAAGCACTTGAAATGATTGATAATCTTCATATAAATAAAAAGTTTCTTTCGCCAACAGGCAAGGTATCTGATGATATAACCGATCCATTGGTTGTTGATTTTATTGAGTCCATGTTTCAAAAAGGGGCGAAGCCAAGATTGAAACATTTAAACACAGGTATTGTTGAAGGCGGAAAACTAAAAACTAAAAAACCTCCTTTAGACCTTTTTCATCAAGGCGGCAGTTTGCCGTTTGGTGTAAACGTAAATAGATTTTAATGCAGATTAATTCACAAACGATACAGAACATCAGTAATCTTTCTTACGATGAGAAGCTGGAGTTGCTTAAACAACTCGAAGAATTACAAAAAGCCAAGTTTAGAGAAGATTGTCAGGGTGACTTTATTACTTTTGTGAAGTCGGTTTGGCCCGCATTTATAGAAGGGGATCACCACAAGATCATGGCTGAAGAGTTTGGTCGTGTTGTCAATGGCGATTTAAAGCGTTTGATTATCAATATGCCCCCTAGACATACCAAGAGTGAGTTTGCTTCTTATCTGTTGCCTGCGTGGTTTCTAGGACACAAGCCAGAAGGAAAGGTGATTCAGACTGCACACACCGCAGAACTCTCAGTGGGTTTCGGTAGAAAGGTGCGTAACTTGGTTGGCTCAAAGGATTACCAAAAGATATTTGATACTGTAAACCTGCAAGCCGATAGTAAAGCTGCGGGTCGATGGAATACCAACAAAGGCGGTGAGTATTTTGCGATTGGTGTTGGCGGTGCTGTAACAGGTAAAGGTGCGGATTTATTGATCATTGATGATCCACACTCAGAGCAGGAAGGTGCAAGTGCCGATCCCAAAGTATTTGATAAGACTTTTGAATGGTACACCTCAGGTCCTCGTCAGCGTTTACAACCGGGCGGTGCGATTGTGGTGGTAATGACCCGATGGCACAAACGAGATTTGACTGGAAACCTATTGAAAACCAGTATGAAGCGTGGCGGAGAAGAATGGAGAGTCATTGAGTTTCCTGCAATCCTGCCTTCAGGCAAGTCACTTTGGCCCGGCTTTTGGAAGATAGAAGAACTTGAAGCCCTTAAAGAAGAGCTTCCTGTTTCAAAATGGTCTGCACAATATCAGCAAGACCCAACCAGTGAAGAAGGTGCATTGGTTAAAAGAGAGTGGTGGAATCGATGGGAAGAAGATCGACCACCGCATTGTGAGTTTTTAATTCAGTCTTGGGACACCGCATTTCTTAAAACAGAGCGTTCCGATTATTCGGCTTGCACGACATGGGGAGTGTTTTACACAGGCGATGAAGATGGGAAAATGGCTCCCAACTTAATTTTGCTCGATGCGTTTAAAGAACGATTGGAGTTTCCAGAACTGAAGAAAGTGGCTTATAAGACATGGCAGAAGTATGAACCCGATGCGTTCATTGTCGAGTCGAAAGCCGCAGGAACACCCTTAATCTTTGAATTGAGATCAATGGGGATTCCTGTATCAGAATTTAGCCCATCGAGAGGGAACGATAAAATAGCAAGAGTGAATGCGGTTGCAGATTTGTTTGCAACTGGAATAGTCTGGGCACCGGAAACCCGATGGGCAGATGAGGTCATTGAAGAGTTTGCGGCTTTTCCGAATGCAGAGCATGACGATTTAGTGGATTCAAGCACTCAGGCTTTGTTAAGATTTAGACAAGGTGGTTTTGTCAGTCTTTACTCCGATGAAGAAGATGAACCCTTTTACGCAAGTAAAGCAGAGTATTATTAATTATGGCAATAGAAAAAATAACACCCGCAACTCCAATAGAAGGAGAGCTAGAAGCAAGCGTTGAAATAGATATTATTGAGCCTAATGGTGCAGAGATGACCGAAGATGGCGGAATGATTATTGATTTTAATCCAGATGCTCTTGACCGAAGCGATGACTTTTTTGCAAATTTAGCAGAAGAGATATCTGAAGATGATCTCCAAATGTTAGCAACCGAGCTTGTTGGTCAGTATCAAGGTGATCGAGACTCTAGGAACGATTGGGAAGAAACTTATATAAAAGGTTTGGATCAATTAGGTTTAAAGATTGAAGATCGAACTCTACCTTGGCCCGGAGCGTGTGGTGTATTTCACCCAATGCTTACAGAGGCTGTGGTTCGATTTCAAAGTCAGGCAGTCGGTGAGATATTTCCAGCTTCAGGACCAGTAAATACTAAGATATTTGGCAAAGTTACTCCTGAAAAAGAACAACAATCAAAAAGAGTTCAAGAATATATGAACTACTTATTGACCGATAGAATGACTGAATACCGAACTGAGACTGAAAAACTTTTGTTTTCTTTGCCATTAGCGGGTTCAGCATTTAGAAAAGTTTATTACGATCCAAACATGGATAGACCATGTGCGATTTTTGTTCCTGCTGAAGATTTTATTGTGTCTTATGGTGCAACCGATCTTCAAATGGCAGAACGATCTACACACATTATGAAAAAGAATGCGAATGATGTGCGTAAATTACAGGTATCAGGTTTTTATAGAGACATTGACTTGCCTGATCCATCGCCCGATCCAGATGATATTCGTAAAAAATACGATGAATTAACAGGCGATAGCTCAACTTATGACTTTGATAATCGTTATACGCTGTTAGAAATGATGGTGAACTTAGACTTACAAGGCTTTGAAGATACTGATGATGAAGGAAACGAGACAGGGATTGCATTGCCTTATGTAGTTACTATTGATGTTTCAAGCAATAGCATTTTATCAATTCGTAGAAATTGGTACGAAAAAGACAACAATCGAATGATGCGTCAACACTTTGCACATTATCAATATTTACCGGGTCTTGGGTTTTATGGATTTGGTTTAGTGCATTTAATTGGTGGATTGGCAAAATCTGCTACTTCTTTACTAAGACAGTTAGTAGATGCAGGAACACTATCAAACTTGCCGGGTGGTCTAAAGTCCAGAGGGCTTAGAATTAAAGGGGATGATACTCCAATTATGCCGGGTGAGTTTAGAGATGTAGATATTCCCGGTGGTGCAATTAGGGACAACATTACATTTCTTCCTTACAAAGAACCTTCAGCAACTCTTTATCAGTTGCTAGGAAACATTGTCGAAGAAGGAAGAAGGTTTACCAGCGCATCAGATTTGAATGTTAGTGACATGAACTCAGAAGCTCCAGTTGGAACAACACTGGCGATTCTTGAAAGAAGTATGAAGGTTATGACTGCTATACAATCTAGGCTTCACGCTTCAATGAAACAAGAGTTTAATATCTTGGTTAATGTAATTAAAGACTTTACATCTCCATCTTATCCTTATGAGGTTGATGCAGAGTCTGACATTAAAATGGAAGATTTTGATGACAGAATTGATGTGCAACCTGTGTCTGATCCAAACTCAGCCACAATGTCTCAAAGGATAATGCAGTATCAAGCAGCACTTCAGTTGGCTCAACAATCGCCACAGATTTATAATTTGCCTGAATTACACAGACAAATGCTAGATACATTAGGCATTAGAGATGCAGACAAGATTGTTCCGCTAGGCGATGATGTGAAGCCTGCTGATCCAGTTAGTGAAAATATGAATATGCTTAATGGGGAGCCAGTTAAAGCATTTGAATATCAAGATCAGGAAGCGCACATTAGAGTGCACATGAGCGCAATACAAGACCCAGAGTTGGCTCAAATGGGCGCAAACAACCCACAGGGTATGCAGTTACTACAAGCATCATTAGAGTCTCATATTAGAGAGCATTTAGCGTTTCAATATCGTGATGAGATTGAAAAAGAATTGGGCATTGAATTGCCTCCTATGGGTGAGCCATTGCCAGAAGATATTGAGAAACGATTGTCATCAATGGTTGCAGAAGCTGCGGAAAGATTATTGCAGAAACACCAAAGAGAAGTGCAACAACAACAAATTCAAGAACAAATGCAAGACCCATTGGTTCAAGCAAAAATGCGAGAGCTTGATATCAAACAAGCTGAAGTACAGCGCAAGGCTCAAGCCGAT